CCTCTTAGAGAAGGAGAGGGGCGGACTCTCGCTTTTATTACTGTTTTGTAACAGAGATGTTGATAGTAGCTGCTAGGGGCGTTGATACGGGATTCTCAGCCGTAATATCAACTTCCCCACTGATGGTGACGGTAGTTGCCCCTGTAGGATCGGCGTTGGCTGTGACGTCGACTTTTAGCTCCTTCTGATCGGGAACGGTAGCCTCTATAGCGAGGATCGCCGTAGAGCCATCTCCTTGGGGAGATAGAGTGGCATCGGTAGTATCGTCAAGGGTCCAAGCAAACGACCCCGGCGCTACTGCCCTCTGCACTCCCGTGCTATCCACTGGCGTCGCCGCCAATAGATACGTACCTGGACTTAGCTGCTCTTGTGACATTATACTTCCTCCTATTAGCATTAAAATACGACTCGCTTCGGGCGGAGAGTCAAGTCGTAATATCAGGCGAATTAGTTTCCACAGCTCTCGGTCGTTTAGCATTACTTGCGCCATAAGAAGCACCAAGACTACACAGAAGATTAGGAATAAGAAGCTAGTAGTGTCAAGGACGAGCGGCGTAACTATCATGGCTTTGCCTTGGGGAATTTTAGATTATTTATATTGAGGAAGGAATCCATCACGGCCTTCATCTGCCGAAGCTGTGATTCCCGCATTTTTACGTAATAGTTATCCATGGCGTCGTTGTAACTGTCGTCGCCCATGATTTTCTCACGAATTGTTGGATTATTCTGTCGAGATAGGCGAGGATGCTCTCCTCGAGAATATTGCTTTAGCTCAACCATAAGCTCGCTTAGCAATTCGAGCAGATACAATCCCGCCTGCTCGTCATTATCCGCAAGTGCCTGAAGAAACGTTTCAGTCACCTCAAAGGTTATTTCCATCGTTCGAAATGTGGGATTCTGCGTAACTCGCCGCAATTTAGTAGTCATAGCGCCGCCATCCTCGTCTTTATTATCTGACACGCCTGCGGATTGATCTCGAACATCGTCACATTCCGCTTCAGACGTACACATGCTTCCCCACAACTGCCGCTTCCAGCAGTAAAATCCACTACGTGAGAAGAAGGTGGGGTCAAGTCGAGCACAAGTTTTTCTAGCAGAGCTACCGGCTTTTGGCTTTGATACCATTTAGCGCCTCCACTAGCAAGGACACTTGGAAAATCAAAACTATCACGCTGAGAAGGTCTAAAGAGTTTAGGGCTACCCTTGCGAGCAAGCAGAATAGGTTCGTAGCTACGAGAATAACGTGTATACGGACTTGTGTTGATGACATTTGATTTCACCCAAATCAGAGGCGATCTATCAACGATGAAACGCTGCGCCTCAAGCTCATTAATCCACGTTTGATAATGTGTGTGATCGAAGAAGAATACCGCAAAGCTATCATTTTTAAGTATGCGCCAAGAGTGAAAGGCAAGATCCCGTATAAGAGGACCCATTTGAGTGCTGTCATCCGCGTAATCCTCCGCGAGTATCGGCTTGCTATTCGGCCCCATTCCCTGAGCCTCGTTTCCATAGGGAGGGTCTGTTAGTACTAAGTCAACGGAGGCATCGGGCACTAAACTACTAACACAGTTAGTAGAAAAGTCACCTTCTATTAGCCTCCAGAGTTGTTTGTTATTGCCTCCGACAGCTTGATTCTTCGCAGCAGAGATGGTAGAGAGCGCGACGAGGGTTCCAAGCTGCGCTTGTCTGCGAGCCGCCTCTTTTGTCTCAGCGTTAGATAATTCAGGGACAGCCTTAATAAGTCCCGCAAGCTCAAGGTCCTTTGAAGTAGCAGCAGAGCTCTCTCCCAGCATTGCCGCGAGCTTGTTGATGCTAAAGCCGACAGGGCTTGCTCCAATTCGCTGAGACGTGCTCGGTCTGCCACCAGTGTTGGTTCCGTAGATCGATTGCATCGTTTCGAAGAGCTTCGCTTTCGCCGTGATTTGCTCTTGCCAACTGAGGTTTTGGCGTCTAATATTTTCTTCAAGCTCAATTCCTCTCTGGCGCAGAGGATCCTTCTCTCCTGACCAAAGGAAGTGGTCACCATGTACCAGTGTGGAGAGGCCGAGTCTCTGTAGAGCACGAAGTCTTCGCCCACCGACAAGAAGCCGAATCTCTTCAACTCCAGCCTCATTCTTGTATGTAAGAACGATCTTCTGGATGAGTCCGTGCTCGCGTATACTGGAAGAAAGGGCATCGATATCTCCGTAGTCGCTCCGTATTCTATCTTCGGTGCGAATATCTTTGATGTGTATCTTCGTTCCGTAGCTAGTGTATGGTAGTCCTTCAGCGGCCATTCTTAGTCTCCAAATTCGTTTACTACAATCTCTCCTGTTTCCTTGAATACAACTTTAACGAGATACTGATTCTCTGATCCGCTGCAAGGAGCGTCATCCATCTTGTCTTCATTGAAGCCATGACGATAAAAAAATATTTTACGATTACAGTCACAGGAATAATTCCCCTCAGTCCACATAAAATCCCACTGTTCTTTCGGAGATGCGGTGCCCCAATCGTCCCAAGTATCTTCATAGGTAACTACAAGACCAGAAGAAAGCTCTTTGATTGTAACTATTCCTGTCGTTGACATTGTTTCCTCAAAACAACAAGCGAGAGCGGGAAAAGGGTGCGAATCTAAACCCGCTCTCCACTTGTGTCCTCTCCGAGGTACAGTACGTGTTGTTACGATGACAACACCAGCCCGAAGAGGAATCCTGTTAGCGAGGCAAGTATCGCTTAATACGAGCAATGAAGCTGCGCCCGTACTTATCGGTAGTTGCTAGTCCCGTATCTTTATCCAGGACAGGCTCGTTGCTTACTTCAACTTGGCCTTCTTGTCCCAGAAGTGGGCCAGTATACGTCCACGCTTTGGGATTATTATCCGGGCCGTCGAGGCGACCTGGGGGGAAGTCAAAGTTGCCATCCGCGTCCTTGACTACCGGGCAGCCGAAGCAAGCAGCAAACGGCTCCCAGTTAAATTTGGCCTTGGTATTTAGAGAGTCAAAGAGCGGAACGTTGTTGAATTCCGGATGGTTGACAATCTCCAGTTGAGGATTTAGATTCACCGAGTCTTTCTTTTTCGAAAAATCCGGCTTAAATCCCTTAAAGCGAACGGTGTAGATACCCGCCGTCGGCACTGGAGGAGCCTTTACTTCTTCTGCACTTGCTTTTAGTTGAGGCATTGTGATTTGTCCTTTTAGTTTGAGTTTATGTTTTGATAAATTAGCCCTTCTTATCAGGCTAAACTTGTTTAGTTTCGGGTTCATGAGTCGTTTGCTCGCTTAGGGATGCCTCCAGCTCGTCAGCGCATCCTTTGTAGGCGTAAAATGCCCCAAACCAGCGTTCCAATTCGCCAACAGACGGGTTGTTAGGCTTCTCTTGAATGTCGCTAAGGTAGGCTTCTTGGCGCACTCGCCACAAACTCACTAATGCACGTAACTTCTCGCCCACACGCTCAGCGCTGCTCATGGCTGGCTCGGGATAGTACGTATGTGAATTTCGATTTCAGCTTGGCCCTCGCTTGTAACAAATCCTCGTGCGCGAAAGGTCAGCGTCGGCGTGCATTCTCCTAAACGGCGAACAACTTCTCGCAAGGCATCAATCGCCGGACTGGCGAGTGATTCCGCTGATGGATGTAATCCATAATTCTCTATGGTATATAAAACAGCTTTCGGCTTGCCCGCACACTCTCGAATGTCAAAACTCACGTTTTCCTCCCATTACCACCACGGCGTTTCATCGGCTGGATTCTTATACTGCTCGCTCCCTTTCCCGCTGGCCGCCGCGCGTGCCAATCCCGTCTCAATGATCGTCAAGACTTGCGCGTTGTCGCCTATCGCTAACTCACTGGCGATATTTCGCGCCAACGCTTCCCAGCGAGTCAAATCAGCTTGCGTGAGCGCTGCTCCCGGTTCGCTGGTCGCGCGGGCTGTCAGTTCAATTGTGAGACGCCTAAAGAACGTATCCTCATCTACGTCGAATCGAAACCATCGCAGTGTTGCCTTGATCGCCTCGCGCAGTGCCGCTTCGCTGGTGTTCATTGGCCTCGCTCCCGCTTCGTTAGCGACCTAAGCGCGAATTCAATGGCCCACGATGATGGAAGCCATGCGATCTGATATTCCAAACCATCCTTGGCATCGCGCATATCGATAATCTTCCCGCAGAATCCCTCAGACATGTAACGTTTGCGAATGCATACAACCTGTCCGACACGAAACTTCGGCTTGCGCCGCCCCCGCCTAGAGCCTTGGGTCATGGCTGCGCTGCCCCGTAATCGCATTCACAGTCCGCATCCATCTCTCGGTTTGAATCTCCTGCGATGCCGTAGCCCGTCACGCCGTCGCTGCATTCGTTCGCTTTATGCGTCGCGTGACCGCATTGCGGACAGCGAGTTGGCTGCGCTTCCACCGGCCCAAACGTCACCGTCACCTCATAGGGCTCTACCACGAAGAATGCGCCGCACTCTTTGCAGCGATAGCGCGTGCTGTTCTCCACGCCGCCGTCCATTGGCCCACCTTGCTTGACTAGGTGGATGTGGTTGCAGTCGCTCATCGAGTCACCACTGTCTGCCCATCTATCTCTGTGCAAAAATGCCCGGACGGGCAAATTGGGGGCTCTGTATTATCCTTATCACACCACGTTGCGTATCCATCCACAAAGCAAGGTATAAAAGACTTGCCGAATACATAATCCGGCCTCGCTTTGGATACGCATTTATCGCCGGCTAGGAGCCAATCCGGAGGAGGGCATTCTATTACGACCCTACGAATTGGCTTCGGAGGCGTGATACAGACTGGGACGCTGGCCTTTACCCTCTCCTCGATCTGCTCCTCCGACTTCATTAGAGACTTTATCGAGGCTACGCCATTCCTATTAAATTCCGCTTCGCGAGCTTGCCAGAAGTGGTCGGCGTTGTGTTTGCCGTCTTTGTAACACAGCACGCCAGTTACGAGGACGATCAGCGACATCGCTGCGGAGACTACCTTATTATCGAGGCTCATTCCCACCCCTCATACCAATACGGCATATCGGGATCGCGGAGATACAGCTCCCAATATAGGAGGAGGCTCATAGCTTCACCGTCGGCGGGAGTTGCTTTTGGCCTGGTCCCGCTTCCAGTGAATACCCAGTCTTGAGCCTCTGTTCGTGCTTTTGAATCAACATCTCAATATTCGGCTCTTCTACCTTGTCGAGCAGCAAGGCTGTAGCCGAGTCGAACTCGTAGCTAGGAAGCGGATATGCCTTCGGTACATATCGCCCGCCTTCGGCTGTTAGTTTAACGCGCCAAACTTCGTTGAAGAATTTGATTAGTCGTCTGTACCTAACTGGAAATACACCCACACGTCCCGTGTATCGCGGATTCTCTGACGTAGAGTCGGGTGTTTCTTCGGCAGTCTCATGCATAGTAAGAATTGTGTTAACAGGAAGTGCGAGGAATCGTAGTACAATATTCTCGACAGTAGCCATCTCGGCATTCCAAGCATCCCATCCTCCGGGGAGTTGGATTTGTATAGTTCTCCGAGGATCCGGATTCGGAATGGTAATGTCCCTACGAATATCCTTCGTAGTATGGAGCACATACCTCTGAGCACTAGCTCCGAGAGTGGTTGTACTATCCAGCACATTGGTTCTGAGGATAGTACCAGGTTGAAGCGAGGGGAATAGAGGCTTTCCTCTATAGACCAGTTTCGATAAATCAAGGTCCTGTTCGAGTTGGGCCAGTATGTCGAGCTGGTCTTGGATAGCTTCGGGAGTTTTGGGCCAAGGAGGTTCGGAGTAAGGGATACCAAAAACTCCCTTGAATCCATTAAGAGCCTCAATCCTGTTATCGTGGTCATGGAATAGCACAGGTTTCGGGGCGGTAGCAGCCAGTCTCGATTTGCCATTTTTCTCCGGACCGACGATTAGCATCTTTATCTTGGTGATGGGAGGTTCGGTTTCGAGCGAGACGGGATTGATCATGGCCTCCACTCTCCAAAGATAGTCGTAAACGTTTGAGCCATATGCACAAACACCTTGACTAGTTCGATCCTAGCCTCACGCTCGCGGAATGAGATCTCCCTTAAGTTATCCTCCAGAGATGGCCTTGCTATTTCATTAGCGACCGCGACTGCATCAGCTACCCGATTAGCGACCGGATCAACCGGACGGCTCTTGCAAAAGGACTGATGCGTCGATAGTCCTTTTATTTTGTATTTCCTTCCACAATACACACATGCTAACCTATGCTTTGTCATCACTCATCTCCTTCTTTTTCTTTCCTTGTCGCCTGATATGGCCGCCAAGGGGGCTGATACTCGAAACTTGAGGCTAGGATAATATCTCGGCTCATCGGCGTGTTTGAGCACACTTGCAAGTACTCACACGGCCGCATATATATATTATGACACGCCGAGTCTCGCCAAATCCAATCCTGTGTCATCAAGCAATGTCGTAACCGTTCGCAGACTCGTAGCATCTGACATCGCCACTCACTAAGTTCCTCTCTAGTATACTGAGGGAGTGCTCGTATGAATCGAGGCTTCTTTTTACCGTCTCTAGGCTTGTCTGAAGGTCTCTCTCGCGCACAGATATTGACGACGCAGCGGTCAACACGCCGTTCGATTCCAATGGAGTTAGCGACAGTTTCGAGTGCAAAACAGTATCCCGGCATCTGCGGACCCGGCTTGTATTTTCCGATAGTTCTCCCATCAATCTTTGTAACTGTTTTATGATCGATAGGGAGGAGTCTATCTCCTTCAATAACGATGAGGTCGGGTTTGCCGACCCAGTAGCAGACGACTTTGTTTGTTTCCCCAACTAACACCTCCTTGTTGTATCCGAATCCAGCCTCGGTACCGACTACTTTCCAGCTCGCTCTGTCGATGGCGTATTGGCTATTATAATACTGTTGCAACATCAAGACGCCGCCAGCTAGGTCCCCAAACTTGTCGAATTGGTCGGGTTGCATCGCAGCGCTTTCATCGATAGCGTTGTCCGCCCACGCCTGAATTGCAATGCGTTGAATCTGCTCGGTGCTGAGAGCTATGTTGCTGCCTAGTCCGTTATAGAACGACTCCATACAATCCGACCACCAACCTCCAATAGCCATTGAGAATGGCTTTATCTCTTTCCCGCCGATTCTCTTGGGTCGTTGGTTTCGGACGTGTTTGTAGAAGAATCGTTGCTCGCATATATTAAAGTCTTTGACAAGAGTGGCGTCGATATAAAACGCCATCCTCCCATCTGGGAGGATTTCGTAGAATGATTTGTCGTTGCTCATCTCTTACTCTTCGTAAAGGGCCAGATATCAAAGATAATCATGAAACAAATTACGAGGATGATAGCCATTAGGATTTCCCCAAACTTGCTGACAGCGCCTTGGCCGTCTCGTAGTCTAGGCCAAGCGTATCCATTAGTACCTGTATCTTGTCGGTTGCTCTTCTCGACTTACGTGGTGGCGTAGCCGAGGATACACCGTTGAGCCTCAACGCTCCCTTTTCAATGTTTTCGCGCCGCGTTCTCATTGCCCTTGCTTTCGATGTCTGTCTGTCAGCGAGATCAAACTCCGCCGCGCTCTTGAGTATTTGGCTGTAGTCAAGCGTAAGTTGGGCTCGCTTTACTCGCAGCGATAGCTCCGCGATATGAGCCTCTAGCTCATCTTCGGACATGTCGCGAAGCGCCGCTACGCTATTCGGCCATCCTTCTCCTATTAGTTTCAAGTGCCTTCCTTTTCTTGCCGTTCCTTCGTCGTCGATAAGAGGCTCTGATTCTAGATCTAGTGTGACGTCACTTACGCAATTATGGCATAGCTTGGGATTGTATCGACTCCGATGAGTACGACAAAATTCCTGCCCACACTTTCGGCAGAAATCTACCGCACCTTCGGTACAAAAACGACACGTCGCTGGTTGTGATTCAGGAATCTGGTCGTGATTAGGCTCTGTGTTCAAGGCTCGCACCCTTTTCTTTTTCTCGATTTTACTCACCTACAACTTTTGTATAAACATAACGTTGTTCCAATTGATGTCAATGCGACCGATATACTTCCTGTCCGCCGAGGAGTCTGCATTCTCAACCCAATCTCCTGCGAGAGAGTTGTTTGCAGTGACGAAAAGCCTGCCTTCTTTATCTACTGCATCGGTCCCAATCTCGATGTACTCCCCATCTATGAGATACACTCTAAAATATTTCATTAGTTTTTCCTCAGATCCACCTGTATCTCGCCTCTGAGATACATCTCGATTAGCTTGCAAATTACTTTGGAGCGATCTCCCCACCGGGGGACTTTGCTTGTCAGGCTTTGAAGAAGAGATTCCCGTACCGATACCGAGAAGGTTATCACCTGTTCGGATTCCATAGGGCACTTAGGGTACAGGATTGTTAGTAGCGTGTAAAGTCCTTTTAAGTGGTTTGTTTTGTGTGGGTTAGGTGGTAGTACTAGCTATTTTGCACCGCAGCTAGTACTACAGCCCCGTCAAGTCTGAGAATTTAACCGTACTCCCTGCCCGAACATCTGTGTCAGAGGATTCCAGCCAACAAGTAGCGCCTTCGAGGTGCTTGATATCATAGATATTGTGCTTTGTTAGGCAACGAAATGCCTCTTGAGCGTCCACGATTTGCAACGATCCTCCCTCTCCTGTCTTAGCCTCAAAGAATAACACAGGCCGTCCACAGTCTCTACAACCGAATCCAACGTGCCTCATCACTGCCATTATTTTCATTGTTATCCCCTTTCTCTCATAGTAGCTACTGTGACTGCTCCTTGGATGTCTCTGATATCGGCGATTGGTGCGTGGAGTCTGTGGAGTCCGGGCCTATTTGGGTCGACGTAGAGCATATCTCCTCTCGCGAGGAGATATTCTGCACCTTCGGTGCCGAGGACCGTTCTCGAGTCGACACCACTGGGTACTCGAAAGCAAAGTCTGGCGGGGAAGTTGGCTTTAATATCCCCATTAACCACTCGTACACTCGGTCGTTGAGTGGCGGCAATGATGTGAATTCCACTTGCTCTAGCTTTCCGCGCAAGTTCGCTAATTTTTTGCGTGGAAACCTTACCGAGACCCGAATTGCTTTGGGCAGAGGCTCGACTACTATCACCAAGGAGGTCCGCAAGTTCGTCAATGACGAGAGTGATGTGGGACATACGCTTAAGGTTCGTGTTCTGGTTGTGCTCATGTATGTTTCTTACTCCTAGTTTTCCGAGTATTAAGAGACGCCGCTCCATCTCCGCTAGGAGCCAATCGAGCTGCTCACAAGTTTTATATACGCTCGTCGCGACAGGGAAAAGCAAATGAGGAGCTCCCTCAAAGTGTCCGAAGTCGACTCCCTTTGTGTCCGAGAGAATAAATTGCACCTCATCGCTTCGTTTAGCATAGATAAGCGATGCGAGAATGCTCGATAAGAGCGTACTCTTACCACTTCCTGTGCTGCCAGCAATGAGAAGATGAGGGAGGCTTGATAAATCTTGTATATGGGATCGGCCGAGATGGTCGACACCGAGGTTAATGGGGATGTATGCTTGTCCAGAAACTTTCGAGAACTCTGTGATAGTGTCCCGCCAGTTGACATAGTTTCTCTCTTTATTCGGAACCCAGATAGAGACGAAAGACTCACCGGGTATTCTCTTAACTAAGACGTTTTCGACGCCGAGAGCAATGGCGAAGTCCTCCGCCATGCTCTCGATGTGAGATACCTTTGTCGACGCCTTCGGCGCAAATCGATAGACGGTAACGATAGGTCCGATGCTTATTTGGTCTCGTATGAAGGTGACGTTGTGACCAAGATCGATCATCTTCATCGTTAGCTTCGCGGAGACTTCCAGTTGCTCGTCTGTTAAGGTGGCGTTCATTTTAGTCCGTATCCAGCATATGTCTACAAACATAGGCGCGACCTGCCCACGGTTTCGGTGACAATCCTTCTTCCGTGACTACTTCCCAGGCCACTTCATCACATTGGCGATTCTCAACAGGTGGAATAAAGACTACAACTTGCTTTCCTCTGTCTTTCCTCCATCTTTCGAAGCCTTCTGAGGTGAAGGCTGTGCACTTCTTAACACGCTCTTCATCCCATGTTATAGTAAGGATAGTTGTTGCTCTTTTCATATTATCGTACCTCATCCGCGCCGAGCTCCTTCAGTAACTTACGTCCGTCACCGAGGAGAGCTCGATTCGCTGGTGCGAGGAATTTGAATGCTTTCGCAAAGTTCCCGGTATCTTTGAACTTAATGAAGATACCTCCAGTTTTCTCAGCGATTCGGCGCAAAAGCGCCTCACCATCGGTACCTTGTCCGATATGCACGCAATCAATTGGGATGCCTGCTGCTTTGTATTGTTCGAGGATGGTATCGCCTTCAAATGTATCTTTATCATGCCAATGGCCCCAATCGCTCGCTCCACCGTCTGAGACGAGGAGGCCTCTTGTCATAGGAAGTGAGCCGATAGCGTCGGAGACTACTCGGTGCATCGGCGTATCTCCATGCGCCTGTAGCCTCGATATATAGCCAATCAAGGCACCGGAGTAGCGAGTCAAGCCACCTCGCATCTCTGTATGCGCACCGAAGGTATACAGGGCAACGCTAGTGTCCGCGAAGTTGCACGCCATGACATATTCCTCAGCGGCACTTCGTAGGTTAACGATGGAGGAACCACCCATAGAGCCACTGCAATCCAGCATCATACCGATGCGATTTGGGACTAGGACTGCATATTCGTCTGGAGGATTCGTATTGCCTTCGTCGTCTGTACCAGTGCTGTTCGCGAGAGTTGCCTTCACCCGATCCGCGAAGGTTTGCTTGGTTGCAACCTGCGAGGAGGTTGCTAGCTTATTTAGATCAATCTTGCTCATTTCCCATATACCTCCCTCGAAATTTGATTCCAAAACGCATTCAAATCAGCCATCTTCGTTGCATCTCCGCTTTGCTTATCGGGATGCATGGATGTCGCTGCTGTTCTGAAAGCAGCCCGAGCTGCCTCGTATGGCAATAGCCTCATGAACTCAAGCAAGAGTTTATCGAGAGGAGCCAACATGACGCCAACTACGGGCGGAGGAGGAGCGCTTCGCTGTGACGCTCTCGCTTGCTCCGCAACTTGTTTGGATACGAAAGAAACCTCAGCGGCGCTGAACATCGTCTCCGCGATATTCTTAACGACCTGTCCATAATTCTCTGTCAAATGCCACAGCTTCGTAGCGGAGTCAAAATGCCTCTCACTCGCTGGTATTACATACTTCAGGCCGTTGATGAATTTATCGTTATAACTACTACTAACGACATACCCACCAAGGGTACAGTCCCAGAATATACGACACTTTATTGCCATACTCGCACCTCTTTTTGTTTGCTGCGTTTTGGACATACACGAAAGACAAAGTCCGCCTTTGAATGCCGGATGCTGTCGACAGTTTCCACAAAGTGGGCGACTTCCCGGTCCTCCAACGAAGTTAGAAGCTTGCTGATACCGCTGCTGTCTCGCTGCTTGCTTATTCGTACAATTTGCGCATTTCTGATACCCTGCAACCGCAGGTATATCTGCGAAGCATCCCGGTCCCATACACTTCATAAAATACGGCGCGTTCGGATTCGTATTGCAAGTCGGGCAGTGATACGCACTGACCGCTGGCGAACTCGGTGAGCGAGATATATAGACGTGTACGAATATCCTAACTTGCTTCTTGCAGCTATCGCAAGTAACCATCGTTCGCACCTAAAACTACTAACTTTGTTAATGGTTTCCTCAGTAGTGCAATCTAAATAGCTACAACCTCGCAGGCTATTCGTGCTGCGAACACGATATCTTTAGATTGCACTACTGAAGAGGCGAGGATATAGGAATACCTCGCCCGCTTTCAGCGATGCTACTACAAACTAAGAGGCGCTATTCGCAACCTGAGGCTGTTGAGTTGCATTCGCCTGCTTAATGCTCGCAAGCGCCGCAATGAGCTGCTCGGCAGTAACACCGAGAGCCTTCGCAGCCTTCTCCTCATTAGTCTGCTTCCGGCGACCTTCGCTCTTCTCAGCGACAGAAAACGCCATATCTACTGGACCATCCTGAGGCTGGAAGTTGGGATCGCTGAGCATATCGCTAGCTTCATTATGTTGGCGCAAGCTAGAACCGTAGTTGAAGTGCGTGACGGCGATGCTCTCATCCCCTCCCGCTAGTGCGAGAGCCTCGTCGAGAGTCTCAGCGAAAGCAACTGTATACGTCAGCTGGTTTACGAGAGTAGGCACGGCTTCGCCATCTTTCGTAGCCTTCGCGACTTTCTTATTGAAAGCCTCTTCTGACGTAAATGCACGAGACTTCTCTCCACCATCTCCAACGACTTCGTACCACACTTTCGTGACTGTATTTTGCTTCATTTTTTGTTCCTCTTTCGTTTTGATTTAACTACCTTGGAACTCGATTTAGCTTGCCTTGCAGATTGTTCCATTGCAGATTGCATCGCAAACAACGCCGCTTCCAAATCAGCTGGAGTGATACCCAAACTCCTACATGCAAGGAATTTAGTACGATATGGACAAGCTTTATTGCTACATCGCATATGATCCTCACAGTGAATAGCTTGAAATGGGAACCGGGCTGCAAAGCTAGGCTAGCAGGCCGCTATTATAATGTCAAGTGCTAGCCGAAGGCTAGTTGGTCTTAAAGCCTTTGGAATCAACACCTTGCGGGGGGTACGTACCCGCTATTTTATGCGCCCTACACAGCCCTATGCCCGATTTTAGGCTTTTCACCTTGACTACAAGAAAGTCGGGACACTGGTGATTTAGGCAACCATACACTATATCACCGGCTTTGTAGTTATGTCCACTCCCGACATCAACGGCAATCTTCGAAGAAGGACACATTGCTTTGCACTTATCACACACGAAGTGTGTGTTGTTACAGATGGGACATACCAGTGTCATAGCTCGCACCTCTTTTTCCTTTCAGCTAATATCGCCACAACTCATACGCCATGATTCCGAACAATACGAGATAGATGGCGAATCCGATAAAATAGATAGCATAGAAAACTAAATCAGACTTGCTCATTGCTACGACCGCTCTCTCTTTATCCAATCAATATATTCGTTACGCGTCATCGCCTTCATGGTTAGCGTAGCTGGGTCCACTTCCATCCCCGCTGAGACGTACCACTTTGTCAGGGGATCGGCGCATTCGTTGTATGCGATTGCTCTGTTTGTATGGGATACAAACGTCTCGAATCCCGACGGATGTGTGACTAGGTATCCGTGTACACTGGCGTCTTTCGGTGTTTGTCGAGGAGTCTGCGAAGCACTGACTATACGCTCGCGAGACAATACGCTGTCGCTATCGCAAGTACCGCATCGTCCGTGTTGGTTTAGCTCACCAACCGAGAGGCAATTGAGGCATACAAATTGCTCAGCTGTCATAACTCTATCTCCTGTACATCATCCTTGCCTTCTAAGACTAGCAAATAGTGTTGCCTCAATAGCGAAGCGAGAAACCAACCCATTCGAATATAGAATGCGAAGCAGAGGATATTTACATCATTAAAGACAAAGAGCATACCAAATAACCTCCAGTGTGTATTCTCACCATAGCAGAGCAGACTCAATCTTCTCTTTTGGCTACTATACCGAGAATACACACGGGAGGTTACTTACTCCCGACTCTCAACCCACCTATCCTTAATCTCAAGCAAGCGATCCGCTTCGATTTTGAACCACGTCCTCGTTGTAGGCCACAACTCCTTCGCTAGCTTCTCATTCGTCTCTAGCTTGTGTGCGATATTTCTCAGGACCATCGCCACATTGAGAAGGCAATCCGCATCCGAATTCTGATGATATTTCCTCTCTTCGATTAACTCAGTGTTCATTTAACCTCCATCGTCGCTAAGACTTTTTGGATCCTCTCTTGGTAGTACCGAAGGTAGGCATCGGCCTGCTTGCGACCACGCATACAGCCCATGCAAAGATGCCAATAAAACTTATGATGGTGACAACTAAGCTCAGTAGTATGTTCCCGGACGTAAGCAACATAGCGATCAAAAAGAGACTGAGTAACAAAGCGAGGTTGAACAACAATGTCTTCATTCGTAAGCTCCTTTACACGCTGAACTTGTTCGCGATGTTCCTGTTTGATGGTAGAGATCGCGTCGTTGAATAGCAAGCGACTACGACTCTGCCTTAGGCGGTTTATTTGTTGCATTTGTTTCCTCCTCTACTGTACCTGTCTCCTCCTCAAAATAAGACGACAGATAAATATCATTCTCATTCTTCAAAACTCTTTGAGGCTGTTTCGCAGCTTCATACATTCTTCGCTTATCTGCGAGTGTTTTATCCAGCCATTCTTCTTTCGTCTCTGTATGATATCTACCTTCAATCTTTCGATTCGCCCAATCAAGACGAGCAGCACGATCCTCATCCGCTGTGAGAGTGATTTCAGCCCCATCAAGCTCAGGATTGTTTTTCAATATGCTGTCAACTCCCCGCTTGATAAGTGTTTCCTTATCTGTCAACGGATGGCCGTCAGCGATCGCGGCGTTCATTATCTTTAATTGACGTTGCGCAGCGTGTGAATTCGTCTCCACAAACGGTGCGAGACAAAACTCCGTTTCCGCATCCGTAAAGCGATGTCCACAACGAATACACTTAAATCGTTGCACCGCCTTATCGCCTATAATCTCCGGCCTCGGTGCATATATCTTAAACGAGCCACATCTCAAAGCGGGACAATGCCTAATAGACTTGCGTCGTCCACACTGACACTCATCTCCCGGCTTGCCTCGGTACATCTTCGTTAACGACATGGTGCCTCCTAGTGACTGGGAATGCCACTAGGGCATTTTAGCTTACTAGCACACGGCTATGCAAGACCCAGTACTAGGTGCTAAGTGCTTTGTTTGCAACAAACACCCGTGTGTGCAGTAACAACACCCACACACCGGGGCATGGCATATTTCAGCGAGCCTAAATTCGCAATTCAGGAGTTTGGAGTCAGAAAAAAAAATAAAAAAAACCTTTTATTCAAAAGCCATACCCCCCTGTGTGGGTGTTGATTCTCCACACACAGTTCGTATTGATTCTAAAAGGTTTATTCCTTTTATGCTCCACACACTGTTAGTGTCCTTATCCCTATTCTGCGTCTCCCTTTGTTTCCCAAAAGTATACTTACTTCCCGATCTTTTTCAACAACTCTTTTGCATCTTCGCCTTTGATTCCCAACGACGCAAGCAAAGCAACTTGCGCGGATTTGCTTCCACGTTGCGCTTGAGTAAAAATAGAGACGTCGTCCGCTTTTTTCCATAGTCCCATCGTTACCTTCGCGTGTTGGCGTGTGAGTCGCTCCAACCAGAACTGAGCGCTGCTATTCAGGCCGCGAGAATCTGCTTCGTCCACGACTTCCATCAGTATTTTGTATGCTTCTACGCTGATGGTAAACGTTCTTGTAAGCTCGTCCTCGGTATATTCCCTCACAACGAGATCATCCTTGACTACATCTTTCGTTTCCACGTCGCTCATATCTCCTCCTATAGAGATTTGATTAAAAGATAGAGAGACGCAGAGTAGGGATAAGAACTAGTTAGTGTCATAGCGCAGGTGTCAGCTGCGCGCTTCTAGTTTATAGTGTAGGTTTCGCAGGAAGCTTCGCGCTTGCCTCATTGCATCAGCGCGCGCAAGTTTGTCATCCTTCCCCAAACCAACGACCGTTGTCTCAACTACACGACGCCCGTCGTTATTCACCAACACTACGTTGTATTTAGTTGTCATAGCGACACCTCCACTATGACACTAACTATGGCTATTGCCTTACTGACATCGGCGCCAAAGGGTATACAACCCGCTGGGCGGAGCTTGTACCACACCCGCCACCTACACCGACCTACCAGCTAGGGTACCGTTTACTTATCGTACCCAACTTACATATATAGTGTAGCACGCATTCACCGCAACAAAACAAACGAGATAGCCGAACCCACCCGGCCTCAAAATATGAAGTCGAGTATGAGTATGTATAACCACCGCGAAAAATTTTCCAGTTTCCATAGACTTGATCGGTATCACAGACCTATCTGTGCTTCGCAAGTAAGTCGCTGTGACATTACCGCTAACAGAGTTAGTGGTTTTATTTGCAGCGCCGTGCGAGCCTTGGTTTAGTGGGAATCGGTAATTATTTATTGTATCTTGTTGGTAGGAAAGAAGATACGAGCTCAATTATTTATCTTGACAACGCCCCGCCGTAGGCGCAAGCTAGCGACCATGCCAAGCCGAAACTACGCAAAGACGAATATACGCATTCCTCAGATAGCTCGGTACCGAGTGTGTGGCATCTCTGACAGGAAGATCGCGGACCTGATGGGGATGTCGTATCAATCCCTAGCTCAACTCATGCTCACGCAAGAATACAAAGATGAGGAGCAAGCGGTCTTCACAGGTCAGATTACTAAGCTAGATGAGAGCATGGCTGGCCGCGCGCACTTACTTAAGAACGAACTACGACGCGCTGTACCATGCGCCGTCAGGGGATTGATAGACGCCGTGAATCAACGACGCGATCTTAAAGCCTGTCTTACAGCAGCGAAGGAGATCCTCGATCGGGATCCGGATAAAACACTCCGAGTAGACGAGGATGCGAAGCCGACGGAAGAGCTCCCAGTCAATGTACTAGACTCAGTGGTAAATAAGGCGAATAGCGTCGCGGCATCTTACACCGCCGCAACCGCTGAAAAGGAAAAGGTGAATTAAACATGGCCGTTGAGAAATCTTGCGTAGTCTGCGGTATGGGCTCGACTCGGGATAAGTGGGAGAAGACTAGCGGCGAGCACGTCGCGTGTGATCACCACCCAGTCTCGGAGATTGAGGCAGCTATAGCTGCGCTGCGAGCCTCGACACAGACTCCTCAGCTTGGCAAACAGGCAGCAAACACTCCCGTAACAAAGCCTCCCGTAGTGGCGCCAGTGGATCCGAAGCCTCCCGTAACTACAGGCCCCAAACCTGTGAATACACCTACCGTGACTGCACCTGCGGCCCCTATCGGGGATAAGGGGAAGGTATAATGAAGGACGAACACGAGGAGCATCCCAAAGGAAAGAAGAAGAAATCGAAGAGAAACTGGCCGCTAACGCAATCAAAGGCGTCCAAGTCGATTCCAGAGAAGCGTAAGAAGGATCGGTAATAAGCCAAAGGTTCCAAGTCGTCAGTATCGACCCGGCCCTCCCCTCGGCGGAGAAGATGAGGCTCTCGCGCTTGAATGCGCTTGGGAGCCTCTACTATTTTATCTCTACGATACTTAATCGCAAACGCCTGACAGAGAAGCTGCACCTTCCCTGGTGTAGGTCTCTCGAGAGGGAGCATATCAAAGATGTGTATGAGCTGCCCCGAGATCACTTCAAAAGCACTATCTGCTCCGAAGGATTCCCAATGTGGCGTGTCCTCCCCTTCAACTCCCAAGACGAGGACGGATTTCGCAAACTCGGTTATGGGGATGAGTTTATTCGATACATGCGGGCAGCCCACCGTCGTGATTCCCGCAACCTCCTTGTCACCGAGAACATAACCAATGCATCTAAACTTGGTTCGCGCATCTCCGGTCATTACACCTCAAACGCCATCTTCCGTACGCACTTTCCTGAGATCCTCCCTGGTACCTCTGAGACATGGACCTCGTATTCTCTTCACCACAAGCGCTCCCGTGGCTCCGACGCGCACGGAGAGGGCACGTTCGATTTTATCGGTGTAGGGGGTGCCCTTCAATCTCGTCACTATGACGGCCTTTGTATTCAGGACGACTTGGTTGGTAAAAAGGCTCTAGAATCAGTATCATTGATGGAA